CTACCGCGCGATCGCCAACGGCGCCCTCGGCCATCTCGTCAAGCTGTGGGCCGAGCTGGGGCTCACGCCGTCGTCGCGCTCGCGGGTCAAGACGGTGACGGGCCCTGGCGCGGATGATCCCTTCAGCGAATTCGATCAGGACATGCCGCTCGCGCCGGCGGACCCGGAGACGACCCACTGACGACGGCCACGCTGACGAATGTCGTCGACGCGTACGCCGAGAGCATCGCCGCCGGCGAGCGACCGGCCGGCAAGTATCACCGGCTCGCCTGCGTCCGGCATCTGCGCGACCGCGCGCGTGAGGCCACGCCGGACTTCCCGTACCGGTTCGACCTGGCGCGGGCCGAGCGGTTCTTTCGGTTTGCCGAACGGCTCAGACACTACAAGGGCGAATGGGCAAGTTCACTCATCGTCCTGCAGCCGCACCAGAAGTTCCGCCTCGGGTCCACCTTCGGGTGGGTCCACGTCACGACCGGCCTGCGGCGGTTCCGGACCTCGTATCACGAGATCCCGCGCAAGAACGGCAAGGCGTGCGCGGTCGATACGTTGGTTGCAACTCCGGACGGATGGAAGCGTCATGGCGATCTCCAGCGAGGCGATTACGTCTTCGGCGTCGATGGCAGACCGAAGCTTGTCGCGTGGGTCAGCGAGCACTATGAAGGTCCGTGCTTTGAGGTTCGGTTCTCAGGCGGGCAGTCGGTCATCGCGCATGCACACCACGAATGGGTCACTGAGCGGACATGGTTCACTGGACGACCGAAGGGCCATCGGGATCGTCGGCCGCTGCCGCCGATCGAAACGCAGCGAATCGCGGCGACCCTCACCGCAGGCGCTCGACATGATTTCGTACATCGCGTCGCGGTCGCCGCACCGCTAGACCTTCCAGACGCGCCGCTTCCGGTTCCGCCGTACACGTTCGGGGCGTGGCTCGGCGACGGGTCGTCTGGGTCAGGAACGATCACGTTCGCTGATGTCGCGATCGCCGAGCAGATTCGGCACGAGGGCGTACCGTGTCAACCCCGCCGCACGCACGGCCGTGCCACGCTCTATGGACTGACGACCGGTGATCGCAGCCAGCGGTCGCGCAACGCGAGCATCGAGAACGCACTGCGGCGCCTCGGTGTGCTGCATCGAAAGCACATCCCGACGATCTACAAGCGAGCGTCCTACACGCAGCGACTCGAAGTGCTGCGGGGTCTGGTCGACACGGATGGGCACTGTAGTCCGCGTGGTCAATACGAAATTGTGTCGGTGCATGAGGCGCTCGCCGCCGACATCCTTGAACTTGTGCACTCACTCGGTCTCAAAGCCAGCATGACGATGGACCGCGCGTTCCTGCGCGGCATCGATTGCGGCCCACGTTATCGGATTCAGTTCTTTCGTGGTGATGATCAGGTCGCGAGGCTGGCTCGGAAGCAATACCCAGCGCCGCCAAAACGCAGGCGGCGATCGCAGGCCCGCACGATTGTCGCTTGCACGCCATGTGCGCCAGCGATCGTGAACTGCATCCAGGTTGAAGGCGGACTCTACCTCGTCGGCGAGCAGATGATCCCGACCCACAACTCGCTCGAAGCCGCGATCGTCGCGCTGTATGTCAGTTTCTTCGACGGCGAGCCGGGCGCCGAAGGCTACTGCGTCGCGACCAAACGCGCGCAGGCGAAGATCGTGTGGGGCGATGCAAATCAACTGGTCAAGTCGAGCGGCCTGCGCTCGCGCATCGTGTCGCTGGTCGCCAACCTGCACCGACCGGACACCGTCTCGAAGCTCGAGCCGCTCGGCGCCGACGCCGACTCGACCGATGGTCTGAACCCGAGCCTCATCATCGTCGACGAGTTCCACGCGATGAAGGATCGCGAACTGCTCGACGTGATGGAAACGGCGACGGGCGCCAGGCGCCAGCCGCTCAACTTCCAGATCACCACGGCCGGCGACGATCCAATGAGTCCATGCGGGGACCAGCACGACTACGCGTGCAAGATTCTCGACCAGGTTCTCGAGGATGAAACGTTCTACGCGTTCATTGCGCACCTCGACGTCGGGGACGACTGGACCGACGAACGGAGCTGGGAAAAGTGCAACCCGAACTATGGCGTCTCGGTGCGGCCCGACGACCTGCGGGCGCTGGCGATCAAGGCGCGCAACATGCCGGCGGCGGCGGCGGCCTTCCAGCAGAAACGCTGCAACGTCTGGATCAACACCGCGGCGCCCTGGCTGTCGCTCGACGGCTGGCGCCGGGGGCAGACGGTGGACTGGACGGCCGACGACATGCTCGGCCAGCCGTGCACCATCGGGATCGACCTCAGCTCGAAGATCGACCTGGCGGCGATCACCATCGTCTTCAAGCCAACGGCGACCCGCAAGAGCTGGCGATTGCTGGTGATCTGCGTCACGCCCGAGGACACGCTCGCCGAGCGGGCCCGCCGCGACCGGGTGCCCTATCTGCTCTGGGTACAGGCCTCTTCCCTGCACCCAAACCAGACTGGTATCCTGCGCACGAACCCCGGCAACCGCATCGACCAGACCGTCGTCGTCGACGTCGTGAAAGAGGCGGCCGCCCGATACGATGTACAGGGCATCGGGTTCGACCCCTGGAACGCCGGCCACATCGAGCAGGACCTCGCGGCCGCCGGCTTGCAGGTGATCGAGATCCCGCAGACGTTGCAGCAGATGTCCGCGCCGGCGAAGGACTTCGAGGCGGACGTCCTCGACGGCCTGGTCGACGCCGGCGGCGATCCGCTGATGTTCTGGTGCATCTCGAACGTGGTCGTCCAGCGCGACGGGAAGGACAACATCTATCCGGTGAAGAAAAAATCGCGCGGGCGCATCGACCCCGTCATCGCGGCGATCATGGGGCGCAAGCTGGCGAGCGCCGCGCCGCCGGCGGAAAAGCAATATCAACTGATCGTGCTGGGAGGCGCGAAGCGATGATGAAAAAGACGATCGCCAGTCCGCCGCCGGTCAACCGAGGGGGCCGGCCGCGTGTCGTCGACGGCCGCGCGAGCGTCTCGACCTGGTTACCATCCGGCGTGTATGACCAGCTCCGCGAGCTGGCGAAGCGCGACGACGCGAGCCTCTCGGCGACCGTGCGGCAGCTCCTCATCGTGCGGCTCCGCTAGGGTTTTTCACTAAACAACCGGTCGCCCGCAGGCCGGGCCGTACCATCGGGTCATGGCTGCAACGTCAGCGCCCGTGCTGGTGCGCGCGTACTCGCTCCTGAAAATCAAATCCGTCGACGGCCAGACGCGAACCGTCACCGGCATCGCGACCTCGCCCACGCCCGATCGCATGGGCGACATCGTCGAGCCCCTGGGCGTCAAGTTCACGAACCCGCTGCCGCTCTTGCTGTATCACAACAGCCAGAAGCCGGTCGGGCAGGTGAAGTTCTCCAAGCCCACCGAGGCCGGCATCGAGTTCGAAGCGCACCTGCCGACGATCGACGAACCGGGCGTCGTGAAGGATCGCATCGACGAAGCGTGGCACAGCCTCAACGCGAACCCGCCGCTGATCGGCGGCGTCTCGATTGGCTTCCGGCCGATCGAGGAATCGTTCATGCCCGACACCTGCAGCTGGCGCTATCTGCAGTGCGAGGTCCTCGAGCTCTCTCTCGTCGTGATCCCGGCGAATCCGGACGCGACGATCGCCACCGTCAAGTCACTCGACATCGGGCTCGCCGCGTCAGGCACCAGGCCCGCACCTCCCGGCGTCACGGGAACTCCGCGCACGACGCGCAACACGAGCCGCACCATGAAAAAGAGTTACGCCGATCAGATCGCGACGTGGGAAGCCACGCGCAAAACGAAGACCGATCGCATGGACGCGATCCTGGACGCATCCAGCGAACGAGGCACGACGCTCGACGCGGCCGAGAAGGAAGAACACCAGACGCTCGAGGCTGAGGTCAAGGACATCGACGACCAGCTCGCGGTGCTCAAGTCCGCCCAGACGCGCGCGGCCGCGTCCGCGCAGCCCGCGCGTGGCACGGGACTCGACGTCACCGGTGCTGGCGCTGGTGGGCGTGAACGCGCGACCAATCAGGTCCACATCGAAAAGAAGCTGCCGCCGGGCATCGGGTTCGCGCGTCACGCCATGTGCATCATGGCGTCGAAGGGCCATCCCTCGGAGGCGATGGAACTCGCGAAGACGTTCTACCCGGATGACTCGATGCTCTTCGCGAGCCTGCGCCTGCATCGCGCGATCGGCGCGGGCAACACGCAGCTCCTCGGCGATATGCGAATGAAGGCGGCGATCGGGGCCGGCGCGGCGGACGGGTCGCATTGGGCGGACGACCTTGTGCCGTACAACATCTTGATGAACGACTTCATCGAGTTCCTGCGGCCGGGATCGATCGTCGGCAAGTTCGGCGGGCCGAATCCTGGCGGCGGCGGCGATTATCCGGCGCTGCACAAGGTGCCGTTCAACGTGCGCGTTACCGGCGCGTCGGCCGGTCTGACGGCGCACTGGGTCGGAGAAGGGCTGCCGGCGCCGCTCAGCAAGATGACGACCTTCGCGACCTCGCTCACCTGGGCGAAGGTCGAGGCCATCGCCGTGCTGACGAACGAGGAGATCCGCTTCTCGAACCCGTCCGCCGAAGCGAAGGTGCGCGACGACATCGGGCGCGCGGTCAACGCACGACTCGACGTCGACTTCGTCGACCCGGCGCTGGCCGCCGTGGTCAACGTGTCGCCGGCGTCGATCACCAACGCCGTCGTCGCGACACCTCCGACCGGCACGACCGCGGCGTTCGTCCGCACGGACCTCGCGTCGCTGATCGGGGGATTCGCCACGGCGAACCTCGACCCGTCCGACATCGTGCTGATCATGTCCGCGTCGCAGGCGCTCCAGCTCTCGATGATGGTGAACACCCTCGGCAACGCCGACTTTCCCGACATCAGCATGAAGGGCGGCATCCTGCGGGGGTTCCCGGTCATCGTGTCGCAGCATCTGACGAGCGTCGGATCGCCGGGGACCGAGACGATCGTCGCCGTCAAGGCGTCGGACGTCTATCTCGCGGATGACGGCGTCGTGACCGTCGACGCGAGCAACGAGGCGTCGCTCGAAATGCTCGACAGCTCGCTCCTGCAGAGCGGGGTCGCCGGCACCGGCGCGTCGCTCGTCTCGCTGTGGCAGAACGGCTTGCTCGGCCTGCGGGCGATCCGGGAGATCACCTGGAAGATGCGCCGCACGACCGCGGTCGGCTACATCTCGCCGGCGGCGTACAAGGCCTAGCTCGCGCGTGACGTGAAGACCGGAGGGTCCGCCCACGCGGACCTTCCGGCGCGTGACCCATGAAAGCGAAGTCCAAGCGGAAGGGCGCGGTCGGGGCCATGAGCACGACGCAGAATCCCGCCCTGAGCTCACCCAAGCCGCCGCCGAAAAAGAAAGGCGTCCGATGACGGCGACGAAAGTGCTCTACGGGTTGGCGGTTCTGTTCTTCGTCCTCGCGGCCGTCGGCACGCGCTGGCCGGTCGGCTGGCAATGGCTCGCCGGCGCGTGTCTGGTCGGGACCTTACTCCTATGAAATACATCGCCCTGAAAGAACTGCCGCAAGGCCAGCAACCCGGCGACGAATTCGAGACGTCCGAAGCGATGGGCGAGCGTTTGGTGATGGTCGGCGCGGCGCGACGGAAGGGCGAGCCGGTGTCGTCCGGCGCCGCGCACACCGCCGAGACGCACCCCGCCCCGACGACCTCGCGTCGGCGCTACCACAGGACCGACCTCGAAGCCGAGTCCTGACGCGCCGTGCGAATCCCCATCCTCGGGCTCGAGGTCACCCGGACAAAGAGCCAGGATCTCATCACGCACATTCCGTCGTCGCGCGGCGGATGGTGGCCGGTCATCCGTGAGTCGTTCGCGGGCGCCTGGCAACGCGCCATCACGACGCCGATCGAGGACGCGCTCACCCATCCGACGTTCTGGGCCTGCATCACGCTCATCGCCGGCGACGTCGGCAAGCTGCGGCCGATGCTGGTCAGCGAGGACGCGGCCACCGGGGTCAACACCGAGACGACCAGCCCGGCCTGGACGCCGGTGCTGCGGAAGCCGAATCACTATCAGAACCGGATTCAGTTTTTCGTCTACTGGATCATCTCGAAGCTGACGCGCGGCAACGCCTACGCGCTGAAGGAGCGCGACGCGCGCGGCGTCGTGACCTGCCTCTACCTGCTCGACCCGACCCGCGTGCAGCCGCTCGTCTCCCCGTCCGGTGATGTCTTCTATGCGCTCGGACAGGACTGGCTCTCGGGCCTCGAGACGGCGCGCGCCGTGGTGCCCGCGCGCGAGATCATCCACGACGTGATGTTCCCGCTCTATCACCCGCTGGTCGGGCTCTCGCCGGTCTACGCCTGCGGCCATGCCGCGCTGATGGGCCTGCAGATTGTCGGCAACACGACGCGCCTCTTCAGGAACGGATCGTCGGTGCT